GTCTGGGTCTGGGTCTGGGTCTTGGTCTTGGTCTGGGTCTGGGTCTAGGTCTTGGTCTAGGTCTGGGTCTTGGTAAATTTTCGAGAGCTTTGGTACGAAGCCCTCGGAAGCGAGGTCGGGGTCATTATCACAAGTAGTGACCTCGACCACACTCGCCAAAAGCTCTACGCTACAAGAAAGGAACTCAATGATCCTGACTTAGATTGTATCGCGATCCAGCTGTCGCCGGTCAATCCAAGCCAAGACCTTTGGTTAGTTAAGAGGAAAGCATGAAACGCTCCGAGGATTACGAGATGGAGAAGGTCACGCTCAACCTGCGAAAGGGTGACGTTGACAAACTCCGCGTTCTTCACGGTCGGCTCGGAGCCAGTAAGGTGATCCGCGAACTCGTTATCGGTCACATCAAGCGGGTCGAAGAGACCGTTGCACAAAGAACCCAACAACTCGTCCTACCACTGGAGAACCTATGAGCGATATCGCAGCCCTCTTCACCGAGGACCCCCTCAAGCTTACCAAGTCGAACATCGACGAGATTATCGCTTGGTATCGTAACGCCCGCAATCAATTCAATGCTGGAGCGAAAGCCGCCGGTAGCACGAAAAAGATGAAAGCCGCTGACGGGCCGAAAATCACCAACCTCGACGACCTTTTAGGTGACCTATGACCAAGCGCCAATATCGTGATCGCGTTACCAGTATCAGAGCCACACTTGCCACGCTCTTAAAAGACCTCGACAGTGACCTCGCAGATTTTGATAATGAGGCTGACGAGGAAAGCGAGCTTAAAGAGGAATACGAGGCGGCTTACGCTGAACTTGAAACGGCCGATACCCACCTCGATGAAGTTGAAAGCATTCTCACCTAAAGGACCAACAAGATGGACTCGTCCCCCTTCTTGCCCGGCACGAATATCCAGTATGCATGGGACTCCACGTCCCTCGGCTGGCTGAAAGAGTGCCCGCGCAAATATCAATACTCGATGGTCCTTGGTTACAGAACCAAGAGCGATAGCGTTCATCTCGACTTTGGCCGCTGGTATCATTCCGGCCTCGAACTGTATGACAAGTACAGGGCAATGGGCAAGGACCACGAGGACGCTCTTAACCACGTTGTCTCGACCGCTTTGCGATGGACCTGGAACTATCCGGAGGACGCTGATACCACCGGCGACCCCGGCAAGCCTTGGATCAGTGACCATCCTAACAAGACCAGGGAAACCCTTATCAGGTCCTTGATTTGGTACATCGACCACTTCAAGGATGACCCCGCGCAGACGGTTATTCTGGCTAATGGACAGCCCGCGGTTGAGTTGAGCTTCAAGATGGAATTGGAGTGGTATCCTTCATTCAATGATAGTAATCCTCAGCCCTACGTCCTTTGCGGCCATCTCGATCGTGTAGTCAACTTCGCTGGAGGCACCTATGTTATGGATCGCAAAACGACAACTTCAACAGTCGCCTCTAACTACTTCGATCAGTATGATCCAGATAATCAAATGTCGCTTTATACTATGGCTGCTAAGGTTATCTATCAAACTCCTGTTAAAGGAGTTATCATCGACGCGGTGCAGATTGCCGTGGGCTTTTCTCGTTTCAGTCGAGGCTTCACTTACCGAACTGACGCACAAATTAACGAATGGCTTTATGACACGCGAAGATGGTTCGCGCTTGCTGAAAGCTATGCGATTGAAAACTACTGGCCAATGAACGACAAGAGCTGCCACAAGTACGGCGGCTGCCCGTTCCGGAAGGTCTGCTCGAAGAGCCCTGAGGTCCGCGATAAGTTTCTCGCGTCAGACTTCACGATCCAACCTTGGAACCCGCTGGTGCCGAGATGAAAGAAAAAGTTTCAATGCTTTGCGCCGTTGAAAGCGTTAAAGAATACTATGAAAAGCAGCACGTTAAAGGTGTTGGTGCTGAAGCTCTATTCAAGAATACCTTGATAGGGTGGGCTATTCATCTTGGAGCACCGACATATCTTATGATCGTTGTCCCCGATAAGCCTCCATTCGATGCGGGCAGCACGGTCAAGCTTTCATTGGAGGTCGTCGATGCCAAACCTTGAGGGATCAAATGTCCAATCAATCGTCAAACTCTTACTCGTTGGTGACAGCGGAACTGGAAAAACTGGCGCGCTCGCTTCGCTTGTTGGAGATGGCTACAAGCTCAGAGTTCTCGACTTCGATAATAAGATTGCGGGAGGAATACTACCAATTCTTATTAAAAGAGACTATCCAGATAAACTCAAGGCTGTCGAATTTGAACCTCTTCGTGACAAGCTTAAATCATCCGGAATTGGACCTATCCTTGATGGAGTCCCGCAAGCCTTCACCAAAGGACTTGGACTTTTGGACAAATGGTCGGACGGAAGCAAACCCGGAGAATGGGGACCGGAATACGTCCTCGTCATCGACTCCCTTACCTTCCTTTCTGACGCGGCCTTCAACTGGGCCAAAGGAATGAACCCAAGCGCGAAGGACCCGAGACAGTGGTTCTACACCGCGCAACAGGCGGTTGAAGGCACCATCGGGATGCTGACCGCCGCCGCGTTTCACACTCACGTCGTCGTCATAGCTCATATATCGTGGCAGGACCGTCCTGACGGCACGATGAAGGGCTACCCCGCTTCCGTCGGAAAGGCCTTGGGGCCGACCATTCCGGCGTACTTCGAGAACATGGCCCTTTGCCAGATTATGGGAGGCAAGAGGTTAATTCAAACCGTTCCAACAGCACTCGTCGATCTAAAAACACCGGCGGCTTATAAGATGAGCCCTTCAATGCCCATCGAAATAGGCCTTGCCCAGTTCTTCAAAACAGTGAAAGGATAACCTACATGGCTTCGTTCCAAGAAATCCTCAATCAACCTGCAAACGCCGAACCGCCTTCCGCACTTCCTGTCGGCACTTATCTCATGATCGTGGATGGCCAGCCGGAAATCGCGCAGAAGGGCAAGAACAATAATTCTTGCGTCATGTTCAACCTGAAGCCGATCCAGGCCCAGGGCGACGTTGACCAGCAGGCCCTGATGGACGCGCTCAAGGACAAGACTCTCGCGGATAAGAAGGTGAAACACACAATGTGGCTCACTGACGATGCCGCTTGGCGCCTTGATCGGTTCTTCGAAGACCTCGGCCTCGACCGCACGCAAGGCAACAGGTCGCAGTTGATCGGCCAGTCAATGGGCCGACAAGTTCTCGTCACGCTGTCCCACACCACCAGCGAAGATGGCAAGCAAATTTTCGCGCAGGTGAAGAACACAGCGAAGGTGTAACATGAGCTTTGCTCAAACACCAACAGCAAGGGCCACAGCAAGATCAATGGTTAACGACTTCAGTGATCTTGCTGCTAGACTAGAAGGCGCCTCAGCGCGATTACAGGCTTGTGGTGATCGTATTTGTGGTATGCAACCGCCTTCACCAACTGCGGCAGGTAAGGAACCTGAAGCAATCAGTTTGCTCGATGCTATTCAAATGCAGCGAGGTCGACTGGTTCGAGCACTTGATTTTCTTGAGTCAGAAATCAATCGTATTGACTCAAACGTCTAAGGGGTCGTTGATCGAGTAACCTTCGGCCCCGGCCCTCTCCCCATTGTGTTTTCCGACTCCGTGGGGGGAGGGTTTCATAAAAGGAAGATTAAAATGCCAAAATACGATTTACCTCACGAAACGCTCTGTGAAAAGTATGACTATCTTCCTTTGTTTGGTGTTTTTGTTAATAAAAAGACTGGTAATGTTGTTGGTCAAGGAAAATATCGTGCTAATAACTATACTTATATAAAAATCCGCCCCTATGGATTTTTCTTGACACATATCCTAGCTTGGTTTTGGTTCTATAAAGAGTGGCCCAAAAACCAAGTTGATCACAAGAACTTTCTAAAGTGGGATAATCGAATATGTAACCTTCGAGATTTTACCTCGGCTCAAAACGCAGATTATCGACGAACATTTCCAAGACTTGAATGGGATTACTCGAAGGTTCCGAGCCATAGATACCGGCGTTCGGACGAGCCATATCTAACTGGAGGACTCTTTTCATGACTAGCGGCCAATTTCACTCCGTTGAAATCGCCTCAATCTCCGTCAACCGGGAAGGGAGACAACGCCATGAGTTACCTGATATTGATGATCTTTCTGACAGCATTAATCGTTTGGGGCTTATTCATCCTATTGTCATTACGAGAGAAGGGGTTTTGGTCGCCGGTGAACGAAGGCTGGCTGCTTGTACTGTGCTTGGCCATACTCATATCTCTTGTCAATATACTGACGAACTAGAGGAAACAAAACTCCACGAGATTGAACTCGAGGAGAACATCAAACGGTCGAACCTGACTTGGCAAGAAGAGTGTCAGGCGATCTACGACTACCACAATTTGCGTAAGGCCGAGGAGCCCGCTTGGACGCAGGACGATACTGGCCGCGCCCTTGGTCTCCCGCCGCAGACCGTCTCTGACAAGATCACCGTCGCGAAGGAACTTGTAACTGGTAACGAGCGCGTGATCGCAGCGCCAAAGTATTCTACCGCTCACGGAGTCGTGAAGCGCACCGCCTCGCGCAAAGACGAAGAGGCCCTTAATCAACTCCGCGCCGTCGCGAACATAGCCCTGCCCCTTGGAGAAGAAGAACATGAGAGCATTATCAACGATAGTTTTATGGCGTGGGCTCCTGCTTATGACGGACCTCGTTTCAATTTTGTTCATTGTGACTTCCCTTATGGGATTGGCGCTGATAAGTTTAATCAAGGCGCCGCACCTACTCATGGAGGATATGAGGACACGGAAAGTGTGTACTGGGATTTATGTAAGTGTCTCTGTTCTAACCTTAACCGCTTTACTACAGAGTCCTGTCACTTCATGTTCTGGTTTTCCATGCACTTCTATCATGATACTCTGGATTATTTCGCAAGCAATTCCGATATCGTATTTGATCCTTTCCCGTTAGTTTGGTTGAAGTCCGACAATGTTGGTATCTTACCGGACCCGCAACGCGGGCCAAGGAGGATTTATGAAACGGCACTTTTCGGAAGTCGCGGAGATCGCAAGGTCGTTGCACCGATTAGCAATGCATACGCTGCACCTACAGACCGTTCCCAACATATGTCTATCAAACCGGAACCAGTTTTGCGAAACTTCTTCCGCATGTTTGTTGACGAGAGTTCGCTTGTCCTCGACCCCACTTGTGGAAGTGGAAGTTCGCTGCGAGCGGCTGAAAGTCTTAATGCAAGATATGTCCTTGGAATTGAGCTTAACAAGGAGTTCGCAGACGGGGCCAACCGAACTCTTAAAACGTCCAGAGCCCTAAGGAGAAAGTGATGCCAAGAGGTGTCTACAGACGCAAGAACGGCAAACGGAAACCGATCAAGCGGTCAGTCGATCTCGTGAACCACCCGCCCCACTACACTCAGGGCAAGATCGAAACGATCCTCGTTATCGAGGACGTTATCCAGTTCTGGCCCGCCCACGAGGCCTACAGCGTCGGTAACGTGATCCGCTATATCTCCCGCGCCGTCCACAAGGGGGACAAGCAGAAGGACCTCGAGAAGGCCCAGTTTTATCTGGATCGGCTGGTCGGTCATCCGGGAAAGGGCCAATAAAATGAGAGACACGGATATAGCCTGGCTGGCAGGGATTATTGAAGGGGAAGGTTGTATCCGTACTCCAAAACCTGGAGTCAAAACGGTTGGAATAGATATAG